ACAGGCAACGCTCGCGGAACAGCAGAAGGATCTCGTCGTAAAGTTTATCGTCGTGCTGACATTATTAAACTTATGAGAACCGACCCAGAGCGCTATCAGTCCATGTCGGACGAACTACTCAAAGCGTATTCAGAGGGTCGGGTCCGATAGCCTAAAGGAGAATTACAATGGCTGGTGAAACCTCTGGTGCCTATTTTACAGCTAATGCTGTAGTAGACAAAACCGCTGCTGGGACTTTTATCCCAGAAATCTGGAGCGATGAAGTAATCGCTGCTTACCAAAAGAACCTGAAGATGGCTCCTCTTGTCAAGCGTCTCGCTATGTCTGGCAAGAAGGGTGACGTTATTCACATCCCTAAGCCCATCCGTGGTGCTGCATCTGCTAAGGCAGAAGCTGTAGCAGTTACGATTCAAGCTAACCTAGAAACTGAGTTGCAAGTAACTGTTGACCGTCACTTTGAGTACTCACGTTTGATTGAGGACATCGTAGAAGTACAGGCTCTGTCTTCTCTGCGACAGTTCTACACCGAAGACGCTGGCTACCAGCTTGCTCTGAAGGTAGACACTGACCTCATCAATGCTGCTACTGGCTTTGGTAACGGTACTCGTACTCAGACTCCTGCTGCTACTGGTGCTAACTGGGTTAACACTAACAGCTACTACTTTAACGCTGCTACTGGTATTTCTACCTATGCAGTGGATACTGTAGCTACTGGCGACAATTTTACGGATCTTGGATTCCGCGAAGCTATCAAGCTGATGGACGACGCTGACGTACCTATGGATGGACGAGTTCTCGTTATTCCTCCTGCGTCACGTAAGTCAATCATGGGCATTGATCGCTACGTGTCTTCTGATTTCGTAGGTGGTCGCGGTGTTGAGTCAGGCCTCATCGGTAACTTGTACGGTGTTGACGTATACGTTTCTAGCAACTGTCCCGTAATTGAGACAGCCGCTGAAAACGGTGCTTCATCTCTTGATACCCGTGGTTGCTTGTTCTTCCACAAAGACGCTCTTGTAATGGCAGAGCAAATGGCTGTACGATCTCAGACCCAGTACAAGCAAGAGTACCTCTCTACTCTGTACACGGCTGACACTCTGTACGGTGTTGAGACTTACCGTCCCGAAGCAGGATTCATCCTCGCTGTTGCTGACGAGTAAAACTCTAGGGGGTCGGCAACGGCCCCTTTTTCTCTTTTCTTGTTTGTTTTTTTAGGAGCAATCTATGCCTATCTTTCGGGGTGATGGCGGTTCAGGTGATGCCTCTACGGATGCGTATGCGTCACAGGTAGCTACCAACGCACAGACTGCTACTACAAAAGCAAACGAAGCATCTGCATCGGCTACTGCTGCGGCGGCTAGTGCTACAGCGGCTGCTTCTAGTGAGTCCGGTGTAGCTTCTAACGCAACAGCAGCGGCCTCTAGTGCAACTGCGGCAGCGTCCAGTGCAACCAGTGCTTCTGGTAGTGCAACTACAGCAACAACACAAGCATCTGCTGCATCAACATCTGCTACGTCTGCTGCTACATCTGCTACTACAGCAACAACACAAGCAACAACAGCTACTACTAAAGCTAGTGAAGCCAGCACAAGTGCTACTAATGCAGCTACTAGCGCAACTACAGCTACTACACAAGCAACAACAGCTACTACACAGGCTACCAATGCAGCCTCTAGCGCCACTGCAGCGGCCTCCAGTGCAACGGCAGCGGCATCCAGTGCTACAGCAGCAGCTACATCTGCAACAGCCGCAGAAGCCGCTAAAGACGCTATTGACGGCCTGTACTTAGGTGCACAATCAAGTAACCCAACTGTAGACGGTAACGGTAACGCAGTAACAACAGGTGATTGGTACTTTAACACATCAGACAACAGCACTAGAATTTACACTGGTAGTGCTTGGGATACTATTAATCCAAACCTAGTAGGCGACACAACGCCACAGTTAGGCGGTACGTTAGATGCTAACGGCAACACTATCGACATGGGTACTAACAATATTACTGATACTAAAGTAGGTCAATGGGACACTGCTTACGGCTGGGGTAATCACGCTAGTGCTGGGTATCTCACAGGCAACCAAACGATCACACTGTCCGGTGCAGTCACTGGCTCTGGTACAACTTCTATTTCTACAACACTGTCAACTGTTGACGGAGGAACTTATTAATGACTACGATTAAGCTAAAGAACGGTTCAGGCGCACCAGCGACAAGTGATCTTGTTCAGGGCGAACCTGCGCTGGATCTTACTAATAAGCGTCTCTACACAGAAAACGCAAGTGGTACTATAATTGAGGTTGGGACAAACCCCACTAGCTTGACTACGGGTACGTTCACTTCCACAGGCATTGACGATAACGCCACAAGCACTGCGATTACGATTGATTCTAGTGAGAATGTTGGTATTGGCACTGCGAGTCCTAACGCATACGCAAATTACACAACTCTCACACTAAACGGTGCTACTTCCAGCGCGCTTGATTTTGAGGGCGGCGGCACATTAATGGCAGAAGTGCTTGCGACTGCGAATGACTTAATTCTACAAACTGCGCAATCAGATGGTGAATTAATTTTTAGATCTGCCGCCGGTAGTGAAGCCATGCGTATTGATAGCTCTGGTAACTTGGGGTTAGGCACAACTGCGCCGTCTAGTTATGGCGGTGGTTTTGTTGTTGATGATCTTGGAATAAACATTGTTACTGCATCTAGTAGCTCACCCGGAACAAACAAATTAAGTTGGTGGTCAGATAACAACGGTATTAGCCAAAACGCTTATATCAGTACGGTTAATGATGGTGCTACAACCAACACCGGAGAAATGGTGTTTTATACGAAAAACTCCAGCGCTACTTTAGCAGAGCGTATGCGTATCGCTTCAAATGGTTATTTACTGATAGGAACCACTACAGTGCCAAACGGCTCTGCAGATGGCATAGCGTTTCATCCCGGATCAAGCGGGCGTATACTTAGTGGCGGTTCTACCGGAACCTTTAATCAGGTATTGTTTTATAACCCAAACGGCTCTGTTGGGTCTATTCAAACTTCAGGCAGTGCTACTGCTTACAACACCTCCTCAGACGTTCGCCTAAAAGAAAACATCACAGACGCACCGGCGGGTAACATTGACTCTATTCGTGTACGTTCGTTTGATTGGAAAGCTGACGGGTCACACCAAACCTACGGCATGGTTGCACAAGAACTTGTTGACGTTGCACCAGAAGCTGTATCACAAGGCGAGACTGAAGACGATATATGGGCTGTTGACTACAGCAAGTTGGTCCCAATGATGATTAAAGAAATTCAAGACTTAAAAGCCGAAGTAGCGGCACTCAAAGGAGAATAAACTATGGCACACACATGGACTGTATCCGCTATGGATTACAACGTATCACAAGACGGTCACACCAATGTAGTGACTACCGTACACTGGCGCTGTTCAAAGGAAGACGGAGACAACTCTGGCTCATCCTACGGCACTGTAGGGCTTGAGGCTCCGGGCGAGTCTTTTGTTGCGTGGGACGATATCACTGAATCTACTGCTGTTGGCTGGGCTAAGGCCGCAATGGGTGACGATGAAGTAGCCGCTGTTGAAGCCGCTATTGACGCACAAATTGCAGAACTTGCTACGCCTACGTCTGGCACTGGTGTTTCTTGGTAAGCTAATGAATGGATCCTCTTTCTTTAATTGCTATGGCGTCTACAACCTTCAAAGGTGTACAGACGCTAGTAAACAGAGGTGCTGAGATTGAGCACGTTGCTCAGAAATTGGGACAGTGGTACAGCTTTGCGTCTGACATAAAACAAGCAGAAAAAGAAGCTGAGAATCCCGGTGTATTCAAAAAGTTATTTGATGGCAACACCGTAGAGCAACAAGCACTCAACAGTGTCATAGCTAAGAAAAAACTAGAGGAGCAAGAGAAACAGATAAGGGAACTCATTGTGTGGTCTTACGGTGTCGAGACTTATCAAGAGATGATAATGCTGAGGCGTAAGATTAAAGCACAAAGAGAAGAAGTTATCTACAAACAACGCAAGAGGCAACGTATGCTACTAGATGGTTTCTTAATATCTATAGCTGCTGTCGTATCATCCGGTATTGTATACGGAACGATGGTAATCATTAAAGGTGCATAAGGATGGCTGACCAAGGTATGAAAGAGGTAATGGATACAGTTTCTGTAGCAACAGGTGTTGGTGCTCTGGCTGGCGTACTGCCTTCCTTGGCTGCGTTGTTGACACTCGTGTGGACAGGTATACGCATCTGGGAAACAGACACGGTGCAAAGCTGGCGTAACAGAGGTAAAGCGTAAGTGTGGCAAGCACTCATTAGTCCTATTGCTGGACTCGCTAAGACTTGGATGAGCAATCGTCACGAGCAGTCACAAGCAAAACACGTAGCTAAGATGCAAGTAATACAGAACACAGCATCTTGGGAACAGCACATGGCACAGGCTAGTGCTAACTCGTGGAAAGACGAGTGGTTCACAGTAGTCCTGAGTGCACCTGTGATAGCTATTATGTGGGGCGTAGGTATGAACGATCTTGATATCATTGGTCGCGTAGGT